TAATGAAATCAGGCCGTAAGGCTACTGGTAAAAACCCATTAGAAGAATCATGGGAAAGAGATTTTGATAAGCATGATGTAGAACTTGCGATTGAAAAGAATCCTGATCTACAAGCTATCGGCCTTTATACAGGAATTAGAGGAAAGGGCATCGTAATCCTTGATATTGATAAAGACCATGCAGTATTGAAAAGAAAATGGTCTGAAACCCTCATAGGTGCTCCTAAGATCACTTCTACTAAGAAAGATGCAGCAAAATATATCTTTAGCGTTCCAGAAGCTCTATGGGGTGAGGTGAAGGGGCATGGCCTTCGTAAAGAAGAAGGTGGTAATTATGAAATACTTTGGGGAAGAAGACAAGGAGTTATCTTTGGTGCTTACCCAGGTGGACATAGTTCTGAAGAAGGGTTCTATACATTAACTGGTGATCTTTCAAAGATACCTGTAGCTCCTGCTTGGTTATTAGCTGAGATGAAAGCTCCTCCAAAACCAGTACAAAATAAAAAAGATTTAGACTTTAGCGATAGGACAGAAGACGAAATAGCTCAGATTATTCACGATTGCCTATCAGTTATTTCTCATCAGGGTTTAGGTAGCAGAGAACATTGGGTAAGAGTTGGAATGGCTATCCACTCTGCTTTACCTAATGATCTTGGCTTATCTTTATGGTCATTCTGGTCTGCTCAAGATCCTGACTTTGCTGCTGAATGGGAAGATGCAGGAGATTATGACACTCCCTGTACAACTGCTTGGTATTCATTTAAAAGTGGTGGTATTGGATTAGGCACTCTTATCTGGCTTGCTGATCGTGAAGATCCCGAAAGACATAGGTTCTCTCCTGAAAACAAAAAGATCGTTAAAGAAGCTGAAGAAAAGAAAGTTCAGGAAGTTAGAACATCAACTCTTGATTTTGGAGATGTAATTAAACGTGCCAAAAATATTCTTGAGTTAGATAACCCTGCTGAGATGAACTACAAGTTAAATACTTTGGCATTGAAAGCTGGTTACAGAGATCAATCATCTTTAGAAAAACTTATTGTCGATCAGATTCAATATGAAAGTCAGAAAGGTATTCTTGATATAGCTGATCTTTTTGCATTAGATATTCAGAGAGAATACTTGATACCTGACATTCTTCCCACTCCTTCAGTTGTTCTTATATATGGTGCTGGTGGAGATGGTAAATCCATGAGTGCTTGGACTATGGCAAAACATATTGCTACTGGAGATCCTTTCTTGGTTAGAGGTAGCAAGGTTCCTGTAGATCAGGGGAATGTTCTTTTATTGAATGGTGATCAGCCACTATCTCAGTTAAAAGAACAATTAGAAGAAGTTAACTTTCCTATTGAAAGTAACGTAAAAATTCAAACTGATTGGCAGCTACAGAGATATGCTCAGTTTATCAAGTTAATGCAAACTTATACACCAAAGCTAGTTGTTATTGACTCTCTTATTGGTTGTAGCGGTGGTAGAGCTTTTGATGAAAACAAATCAGACTTTGCTCAACCTTTGTATTGGCTTACCAGAAATAATGGCGTTCTCTTTCCAAGAACTACTATCCTTATAATTCATCACGCTAATAAGAATGGTGGATTCAGGGGAACATCAGCTATCAGAGATGCTGTTGATGAAACTTGGAAGTTATCTAAGCCGACCCAAGAACAAATTAACAAAGTAGGTCGTAATAGCAGGTTTATTACTATCGAAAAATCTAGGTCTGGAAGAATGGGTACTCAAATGATAATGAAGATGAAAGATGATCTTACCTTTGCTATCGCTGATTACACTCCTGAAGTTTCTGCTGATTCTGGATCTCCTACAACTGTTCAAGATAAAGTTCTTCAAAAGCTAAGAAAAATACACCCAGAAACTTACACCATAAATCAAATGATTCACGATCCAATGGTTGATGGTAAAGATGCTGCGATAAGGAAATCGTTCCAGAGACTAATTAAAAAAGGTCTTATTGAACTTATAGAAGATGATAATTCTAATAAGTCTTATAGAGCCGTCCTCGCACGGGGAGAGGGTGCATATCTTGTCCCATTGGAAGAATCGTAGTCGTACCAATAGATTTCAGTGGGACAACTGTGTGAGACAAAATAGATTGTCCCATTGTTTTTGGAACGTAGGACAACTTTACTTGTCCCATACCCTTGTCCCATACCAAATCAATGTTGTGGAGCGTGATTATAAAGAATGGGACAATTTTAGCCACTCTCCCCAGGAAAAATACTCTTTAACATTAATAAAGTATCAATGTATCGAATTTGTGATAACATTAGTTAAAAAGATATTTATGGCTGAAGCTGGCAAGAAACCTCACGGAAACAAGAAGTATTATCACGTTCTTATAGATATAAACAGAGGAGAATTATTTGATGAATATATTCGTACAAAATTGAAAATAAAACCTACTTCTTGGATAAGAGAAGTTGTTTATAAATTTTTACAAGACAAGATTGATAAAGAAGTGTATGATGAAGCATTGAAAAAAGATCAGGAAAACTGGAACAGAGCAATTCAAAACCGATTACAAGGTAGAGCACTTTCTAGGATTCTTAATTCAATTAAAAAGAAAAATGAGTGATTCAATAAAACTAAGACGTTTAAAAGAAATAAGACGTAAAGATTTAGAAAAAAATCTTTTAGATGTAGAACTAAAAGGGTACGACCATTATATTTTTATTAATGACCGCAACAAAGCTCAAGTTGTTTCAAAGCAGGGCGGTTGGGTTTCAGAACATATTCGCACGGCAATTTTAAAATTTAATTATGAGATTGATAAGACTGACTCTATGGTAGTTAAAGATTTTGAAAAGAAATATCTTAACGAATACGAAAAAACTTTTTCAAAGGATGTTTAGGTTTAGGCTTTTCTTTTCTCATTTCCGCTACAACACGATTAGCTTCTAGTTCTATAAGTCTGTTTAATAAAGAAGCCATAAAAATATCTTGGTCAAACTTTTTTCTAATAAGATGAGTGCAATATCTTTTTAAACCATCTAAATCATTAGTATTCATAATTTCTCTGCATTGCATTTCAACCTCTAATTGCATCTCCATAGGTGCTGGTTCTATATCAATATTGAGAAATTTAGTTATTTTCATTGAAGATTAGTAGTAGAACCTGGGAACATTCTGGCTTCAATAAATTCAACTGCTTGGTCGTCTATCGTGTTGTCTGTCTGTTTAGCTATTGCCTTAAGCAAATCAACAATCAATCTTTTCATCGCTTTGGATTTAATAAAGATTAGAAGGATAGGTTTTAGAATTTTTACCATCGTTTTTATGTGTTACTTCCCAAACATAGCTACTTTGCTAGTATTAGACAAGAATCTTTACTTTTATGGCTGAAGAGAAAGAAGAAGAAAAGGAAGGCATCGAATGGGGTGAACTCTTTGGTCACGCTATCCGATTTCTGATTTTGACTTGGAGTTTATCAATGATGACTTTGGGATACATGGGCAAGGTAAGAATTGATGGAGCGTTCACGGCTGGACTCGTCAGTGGGGTGCTAGGTTCGTACGGCATTTCCGTGGGAAATAAGAAAAGTGGCACAGGTAACAACAATGGTCCTAAAATAATAGATAATAGTAAAAACAAAGTAGGAATCAAATGAAAAAACTTTTTGCTTTACTTCTATTCTTACCTTCGGCTGCTTTTGCTGATATAAAACAAGAGTTTGTGACATCTGCCCAAATTACTGTAGATATGCCCTATGTTGTTACCAATAAGGTAGGAACTACATATAGTCTAAGCGGAAACAATATCACTCCATCTGTGACTGTAGGAGATACCACAACAGCAGGAAAGATTGGAGGTATCAATGTTGGCTCGTTAACTAATGGTGTTCCAGCGATGATTCAAACAGACACTACAGTAACAACATCGGGATCTGCTTTCAGCAAAACAGAATCAGTAATTATGGGTGACGCTACACCATCTACTGTCACCCCTTCTAGTGGTATAGCAGCATTACCAGTATTAAGTGGTCAGACTACTGTTGGATCAGGCGGTACTGCTGGATCGCTTGCATTAACTTCACTATCTAGCGGAGTTCATACCTGTACTGCTGGTGGATCGGGTACATCTTGTATAGGATCTACGAAAGTTACTATTACGATTGACTAGACTTTGGCTGCTAGTTTTATTAACATTACCTATAAGAACACTTGCTGTTCCTGTAGTTCCGCAATTTCGTACAGGAAGCTCTACAACATCTAGCACATCTGAATCAATAATTAATGAAACGATTACGAGCCATCAATATCGGACAGGATACTCCTACTCAGCGTCAGGACATAATATCAAATCTGAAACAGGATATATCAACCCTACTGCTACGACTACGAATGAACAAACAGTCGGGGGAGTAAATTTTAATTGGACTTCACCAAACTTAGAAGCTATACCTCGTTGGTCAATAAATACAGATGGAGCAGCCTTTTCGCTCCAAGAAACTTTAATCGCTCCAGGGTTAGATACAACAACAACCATAACCCGTCAAATAACAACAAGCACCACAACAGAAACTACAACTACATTTGGGCAATAGCTATAATCCTTTGCCCTGCAAGGGTTTTGGCGAATACAACTGTTGCTTCTCCAAGTTCAAATGCTCAAGGTGTTGTAAATAATAATGCAACGATGATAACTCCATCAGCTATGCCATCCTACAGAATGAGTCAGGGCATAGTCTGTGCTTCACCTAGCCTTACAATCACACCTTACTTAACAGATAGTTGGTCTTTTGCTCTACCTAAAGAAACTATTACTAGAACACCAATATATGATGAAGATACTGGAGAGATAAAATATTACTCAGAGATACCAAGATTTGAAAAAGATAATTTTAACCTAAATTATGGAATATCTGCTCAGTTTAATATTCCGTTAGGCAAATCTCCAGCACTTTGCCACGAAGCAACAGAGGTAAATATCCAAGCTCAAAGATTATTAATTAAAAAAACCAAAATGGAGATCAGTTTATATCGTTTGGAAATGTGTGCAAAGCAAGCAAAATTAGGTGTTACTTTTAAGCCTAATACTCCTAGTGCCATTACTTGTGAAGATATTGTTGTTAATATTCCTCCCAATCAAGTTATCCCACATACTCACAAATTACAGTAGATAAGTCACGGGTATTAAACTCATCTACGGATTACTATTTTACTTATCTTTTTTCTTTTTGGTCAACTTTGTCACGACTTGTTTAACTATTGGACGGACAAGCTGAAGTACCAATGGTGCAGAAGCACCAACCAAAGCAAGGCTAAAAACCCCAACAAACTGTGGAGCAGACGGAATGTATTGTTCTTTCCACTCAACTGCTTCATAAAGAGTTATACATTCACTCCCATCTTGCCCTCTTTCATGCCCAATAACACGTTCCAGCTTTTTATCGTTACGAAAATCGCCTACTCTTTGGTCATTTTTACCAGGACAGGGAGAAAAATCTGGTGGGGGTGGTTCAGGTAAATCAGGAATCTTTGGCTGCTCTGTTTCTGGTAAGGGCGGTGGTTCATTATTGACAGGTGCTTCTTCTGTAATGACAAGATTCTCAGGTGTATAGTCAAGAGGTACAAAACTAGGAAACGGAAAATCACACGTTGTAAATACACCATTTGGATCTTCCAATAATAAATTACGATTACCAGTATTTTTTATATCACGATGTTGATAGGTACAACCAGGAACATCAATATCTGGTGGCTTTGTAATAGTTAAATAATGAGGGCTGTATATTTCTGGAACGTCTGGAATGTATATCTCAGGAATATTTATATCAGGTATATCAATCGTAGGCATCTCTAGGAAGGTAAACCTCTACAAAAGAATGACACTTGGGACAAGAAAGATTAGTTATCATGCTGTATTCTCCAGATTTTAATGGATAATCTTCTTCATCTAAGCTATGATCTCCACCCCAAATAAGTTCTGTTTTACAGTGCCAACAATTCATTTAATAATTGGCATAGATGGGCCAGTAACTTTTGGTAAGCCTTGATCTAATACTTTTGGCATCATTCCAGATACGTTATCAAGAATTTCATTCATAACTCTGGATTTAAATTGTTCTGATGTTACATATTTGTATGCAAAGTACGTTCCACCACTCATAGAGGCTACCATTACAAATGAGACAATACTCAAAATGTTTGCTATTTTTTGAAACATGGTCAAAGAAGTTCTTAATAAAATGGTAGCACCACTTACTCTAATGGTGTTGTTGCTTCTTGTGGGGTTGATGCCTCTGTACCTGATGGCTGGTTTGCTTCGGGTTCAGCTTCAAGAATCTGCTGTTCCAAAATCTTCATCGCACCAGTAATTTCAATCATGGCAACTTGCAAGTTTTGTCTTTCTTGTGCAAGTTGTTGTAGTTTTTCCTGTAAATTCATAATTTAGTAGAGTTTTTTGCCAGCAGTAATAGCAGCATCTATAGCTGTAAAATCTTCTGATGTCCAAATAGAAGTCGTTTCATCAAGTTTTT